ATGCAATAGAGACTTCTTAAAACCCAACCTTGAGGAGCAAGTTTTTTAAAATAAATTTCCATGCCTTCATTACGTAATGATTTTTGACATAGTTGTATGGTAGCAAAAGGTGGACTACTTATTGAATGAATTGAATTTGAATATTTGCTTTCTGGAGAGCCAAACATTAAAATTATTCCAACCCACAACTCCATTACCATTAGTAATTACCCCTATACATTTTTTGCATTTTATTAAGCATTTGGATCATCAGGCCAATCATAAAGTATTCCAGATTTATTTCCTTCTGCATCATAAGAAACAAAAAGATTAGCTACGGCATCTACATTAGCAGCATTGTCAATTGCTGTTTCCATTTCGGTAGCCTTACTACGAACATTGTTTCTATATGTTTGTATGTTACTTGGAATAGCAGTTCCATTGTCTGCCTTTCGTATAACAACCCAATCTGTTAAAGCAAGCAGTACATATTGCTGTCTTTGAATTTCATTTTTTAAATTACTTCTAATTCCAAGAGTAACTAACTGATTACCATCAGAATCTAAAACTGCTTCTCCATCATCATCAACTTCATTAACGTCTGTTAAACTTTTAGCTTTTTTATTAATACTACCATCTGCGTTCATTGACCAAGTATACAAACGTGAATCAGGAGGAGTTTCTTCTACAACTTCAGTTATTTGCATAGCCTTTTTTTCTTCAGCAGACCATATGTTCCAGTTAGGTGGATGAACAACTCCATCATCGTCTTTGAAGGATCTTCCCACTTTAATACTTCTATTTTTGTATTTCCACATTTAATTACCTCGCATTAGCTAATTTAAAAGGCGCATCTGCCCAACTCATAAAAATAAAACTGCCTGATGAATTTATTGTAGCATTAGATGTTCTTAGTTTAAAGCCATTGCTCAAAATGTCTATAGCTCTTGTAGCGTTTGTAAACTCTACTGCACTAGTATCAACACGTAAAGTTGATTGACTAACATTTCGTGGATTTCTTTTTGTATCATAAATTACCCAATCGTCACTGGCAAGTTCTTTAATAATAATAAAAGATGGAGAATGTCCTGTGTGAACAAAAGGACCATTATCGTTACCGTTTCCAATAAATTTTCCAAAACGACTAAATCCAGCTACTTCTGTGAACAAATATGCAATCATGGCTTCAGTGTTACCATTTGTTAAACTACTTGTGCCAACTGTAAATACAGAACTAGTAGGTGCTGTATCATTCCAAACCGTATTGTCATCAGTTATGTTACTATTCGTATTTAAACTTAAAAAATCTGTTTGTGGATCGCTTGCCATTGAAGCATGATACACACACCAATTATCTGAATCTGCTAAATTTTTAACCATCATTACTTGAGGAACAGCACCTAGAGAATGAGAAATAGTTCTTGCCGTAGCATTTCCTGTGTATGAAACTATGTCAAATCCAGAGGTAGCTGATTCTTTAAAATTCCAAGAAACATACTTTTCCGTATTTGTATTTACTTTATCATCTGCTCCAACAGTAAAACCATCTGAACCAAAAGTAGTTAAAGTATCAGTATCAGTTGCTTGAGCACTATTTGCGTCTGCTGAAATAATTTTTGTTACTCCTCTAACTGAGTCTGTTAAAATATGACTATCAGTAGCATCTCTATTTTTAATCCAAGTTAAGTCTGGTTGTAGGTCACTATTTCCATCATGCGTAACAGCTTGTGTAGACCCATCTCCTGTATATATAGTTGTTTGAAAATACTCAGATGCATCAGATATAGCTGGACTAGAAAGAGAGTTAACATTTAATTCTTTAAATCCTGTAGGTGCAGAATACTCCCATTCTTCAGATCGAAAACGAACTTCATACGTTACGTTTGTTCCACCACTTCTTCCAAATACAGGAATAATAACTTTTGAACTTGAGTTTGCAATAGTAAAAAATTCACCAGAGTCTCCTGCAGGATCTCCTGATTTTTCGTAAGTGTTATTTCTTCCATACCAAAGTTTGCCATTTTTATAAGCTAATTGTAAAATGTCATCATCACTGATTGTTCCAGCAGTATAACTTGTAGCACTACCCTCATTATAAAATGCTGGCTCGTCAATTCTTAAAACACAACTTGCATCATCAGAATGAGGTGAGGATGTTGATGCTGCTCTAAGAGGTGTTGTACTAGCAACCCACAAACCAAACATTTCAGTTCCAGCACTTGTAACTTTTGCTTCCCAATAACATCCATCTTCTATAACTGGTATACTACCACCAACCAATGTATCGTTTGCAGAAGTAACTAATTTTGTATTTCCTTCACTAAAAGTACCAATATTTCCAGTTCCATTTTGGTCTAAAATATTTAAAATAGCAGCATTATTTGTTGGTGAATCGCTCACCTGATCTGCTGCGGTCAAACCACCGCTAGTGAGATCATTTCCTTCTCCACTTGTGTCATCACCCAACGCAGATGAGTCACCAAACAGTAGTTGCATTCCATTTGTTCCGTAAGTTAAAGAGGTCTTTATAGGAACATAAATGCCATTGGAATTAGTTTCTGCAAAAAGACTAGTGTTAGTAACAGCCGTTCCGTCTAAATAATTAAACTCAGCAAAATATCCATCAATCTCATTAGTCGGAGTGGTGTGTGTGTTTGCGGCTCCGAATTGAAATAGTTTACCATTGTCGTTCAGATCTGTGAAATCTCCCGATGCCGGATATGCGGCTGAAGCAAAAGATGTTTCTTCTACCCCATTTACAAAAATTCTTGTTCGATTACTAGCTGTGCCTTGATCATTGTCTAGTGTGACTACGATGTGGTACCATGATCCGACATCCCGAAAAACGCGATTTGTAGTAACATCGTTGTTGTTATTTCTAACTATTAATTGATCTGCAGCAGTGAATCTAATAACTTCAAAGGCTCCACCTGACTCGAAAAGACTTTGTAATGTTCCAAGACCAGACCGTTTTATCCAAAAGCTAAATGTTGCTTGTCTACGATCTCCCTCTGCCATCGTCCGACTAAGTTTCGGATTATCCCCTATGTTATATAAGCAAGAATTATCAATTTCATGCCTTGAGCTAGGGTTAGCAAACCATTGTTCATTAGCCACCATTATGAAAAGGCTTTCTGTACTGCACCAAGTTGAATACTTCCACTAGCCTTAACAAAATATGGTATTACGTCTACGGCATTGGCTGCTGTACTCAAAGTTATACCAGCCCCTTCAGCCGTTTCGTAGTCGGTGCCTAAACTTAAAGTTCGAGATCCAGTGCCATCTTGAATACACGTTATAATCCCGCTTTGCCCTGCTGTTTCTGTAGTTGGATTTGCTAAAGTCACATTTCCGGTAAAAGTTAATACATGGTTTTGATGCGTTTTAAAATCTAAAGTTACACTTCCTGAATTAGAGGTATCAGTATTTGTATTAGGTAGTATAGAACCTGTAGACATTATAAGTTGTGCAGCCGTAGATCCAGCTAAAGTAAGACTTGCATCAGCAGCATGAGTTAAAGTAACATCAGAATCTGCACCAAAATTTAATACAGCACTATCTGAAATAAGTCTTAGATCATCTCCTACAGATAAATCAGCAGCTATACCTGCTCCTCCTGCTACTGTCAATGCACCATCAGATGCACTAGTATTTGCTGTAGTAGCTGATATATTAACTACACCTCCAGAGGATATAGAAATAGCATCTGTATCACTAGCACTACCAATTGTTCCTGCATCTTTTATAACTATATCATCCACAAAGGTTACTATGCCACTAGAAGCTATTGTTATTGCTCCAGTAGAAGAAGCTGCTCCTATTGTGCCACCATCTTTAATTAAAATGTCATCGACAAAGGTAACAATACCAGTAGAAGCAACTGTTATTGCTCCAGTAGAAGATGCAGAACCTATTGTTCCACCATCTTTAATTAGAATGTCATCTACAAATGTTACTATGCCAGTAGATGCTACCGTTATAGCACTAGTAGAAGAGGCTGAACCTATTGTGCCACCGTCTTTAATTAAGATATCGTCTACAAATGTAACTATACCAGTAGATGCTACTGTCATTGCCGTAGCAGCAGAAGTTGAACCTATTGTGCCACCATCTTTAATTACAATATCATCTTTAAAAGTTACAATACCTGCGGAAGAAACTGTCATTGCATCTGTAGCTGAAGATACACCAATTGTTCCACCATCTTTAAATACAATATCATCTGAAACTGTAAGTAAACCTGCAGAACTTAAAGACATTTTTTCAGAGGCAGCTTCACTAGCAGCCGTTTTAAAACTTAATTTTGTAGCGTTATTGTCTGCTGCAAAGTTTCCTTCTGATACCGCTTCGATACCAGCAGCAACTAATACAGCATCTGTTCCTGCTCCTTCATCTGGTGCTTGAAAGAAAATAGAACCAAGCACATCATTAACGGCAATATCATTGTCACCTGCTTGAAAAGTAAGAGAAGGTTCTTTACCATCTCCTGTGCCTACATGTTTAAGAACAAGTCCATCATCAGCAGCATGTGTAAGTGTAATCTCTTGATCATTACCAAAGTAAATTATACCCCCATCAGCAAGATATAAATCACTCCACTCTAAAGATGCTGTACCAAGAGAATCTCCATCTGCAGAAGCTGGATTAGAAAAATCTGAGCCTATATAGGTTTTAATTCTAGAGGCTGCAACTTTTCTATTAGTGCCACCTGCTCCATTATCAATAATAAATAAATCAGCATCAACTATGGCTTCACCTATATCAGTGCCTCCATCAATGTCTAATGCAGTTAAAGGAAACCCACCAGCAGTTTGGACTAAAGTATTAATTCTAGACAAAGCAGCTTTTCTATTAGTTCCACCTGCTCCATCATCTACGATAATTAAATCAGAAGTAGTTAAGTCTGCACCAATATCTGTAGCACCATCTATGTCTAGATCAGCAAGAGGAACACCACCATCGGGAAATACTGGACTTTGAGAAAAAGTTACTACACCAGTAGAAGCAATAGATATAGCATCTGTATCAGAAGCTGCTCCTATATTACCCCCATCAGGTATCACAATATTACCACCAGTAGTCATTGTGCCACCACCAGTATATGTACCTGCACCAGTTACATTAGCACCACTAAATGTTAATGCAGTAGTAGGTGTAGAACCAGACTTAATTACAAGCTCACCACTACTGTTTGTCAAGCTTCCAAAAGTAGTTCCATCATCTTTCAATGTTACATCTGCTCCACCTGCATCAAGAATAATATCTGCTGCAGCATCAACTGTAACATTATTTGAAGTAGCAATAGTTAAATTAGTGCCATCGCCTTCTATCTTTTCACCGTCATCACCAAAAGTTACTCCTACTCCAGAAGGGATGTTTACATCACTTGTAGCTGTTAAATTAATATCTGCTCCAGAAGTTACTGTTAGATCAGTACTATCACCTTCTATTTTTTCACCAGAGCCAAAAGTAATGCCTACATTAGCAGGAATTACTACATCTGCTGTAGCAGTAAGATTAATGTTATTACCAGTTATAGTTAAATCAGTTCCGTCACCTTCTATCTTTTCACCATCATCACCAAAGGTTACACCAATATCAGCAGGAATATTAATATCTCCACCACTACCTACAGTAATAGATAAATCAGTTCCATCAGATTCTATTTTTTCAGTTGTAGCAAAAGTTACGCCTACTCCAGAAGGTATATTTACATCAGCCGTAGCAGTAAGATTAATATTATTACCACTAATGGTTAAGTCTGTGCCATCACCCTCTATTTTTTCACCATCATCACCAAAAGTCATACCTATATTTGCAGGTATGTTAATGTCTGCACCAGACACTAAGTATAAATCTGTTCCGTCACCATAAATGTATTCTCCACCTTCATCATTTAAATACAGTCTTTTAGTGCTATCTATTACTATATCATCAGAAAACTTAAAATGATCTTCATCTTCCATCCAAGTTAAAACACCATCACTTGTTTCACCATCAAAAGTTACTGCAATATCTGTTCCAGCAGTGCCATCTCCTATCGTAATAGCCGTACCTAAAAGTTTGGTTACAGGACCACCTTCAGCAGTTGTCCCATCATGGCTATGTCCAGTAGATACAGCAAAAGCAGATACAAGTTGTTCAAACTCATTATTAAAATCTGATGCTTGAATAACCTCTCCATCTACAATTTCTGTGCTACTTTGTCTTGTATACGTTGAACCCATTATCTACGTCCTCCAGTTGTAAACTCTAATTGATATGAATGTAAAGTAAAAGGATTATTAGAACTATTATGATTTAATTTAACAGCAATTAAAAAACCTGACCCTTCTATAGCTCGTCTAAATATAGGAGCACCACTTGATCCATATGTTGCGTTGTTATATGTAGAAGAAGAACTACCAAAAATTGCTATTCCTCCGGGAGAAGTAATGTCAAATTTTGCAGGTTGAGGCACATCTCTATCATCTGAATCATATCTAACTCTAAGTTCTGCCGCTATAGTTCCTTCAACTTCATAATTTAAAATAACTCGTTGCATAAGCTTTCTTATGCCAGTGTCTCCAAGAGATAAATCAGGAGAACGATATACAGCTATAACATTTGATCCATCAAAAGTATCACCACTTTCTTGCCTACGCACATACCCATCATATCCTCCTTCAATAATATATTCTGTATTACTAATAAATCCAGAATCCATCGAAGAAGGTTTTATACCTACTATATCTGCATACTCAAATCCAATAGCTCCCTCTTGTGTTCTTCTTAATGTAGCAAGAATACCATTACTATTTTCTACAGTTCCTCCTGTCTTTGGATAAAATAATCTGTATTGACTTTTTCCTCGAACAATTACAGAAGAAACATTATCAAAACCAATATCTTCAATTCTTGGTTGTATTGGTTTAGATACAGTGCCTAACTCTACGTCACCAATTCTAGCAGTAGCAGCAATTGTTCTTAATCCATCAGGAGATAAAAACAAAAGATCTCCACCTATTTCTTGAACAGAAAATCCATCAGCACACCCCAATGTTCGTGTTACAGGAACTACTTGCCAATCTGCTACGCTTGTTCCTGTAAGTCTATATATTTTGTCTTTACCAAAAATAAATAAAGCATCTCTAAATACTTTTAATTCTACTATGCTTGTATCAACTTTTATAGATCCTGCTCCATTTGCAGTAGTAAAATCATTTTCAAGAAAAGGAGCAGTAAATACAATTTCTTGTGGATTGCTACTCATACCTGCAAAAAATATGTGTTCTCTAAATACGGCTACAGAAGATGGATCAGCAGGAGCACCAGTGCTACTTAGTAAAGTATATGTAGTGCCATCATAGGTAGCAGCTTGATTTACATCATCTACCATTACTATTTTTTGAGCATTTGTAAAGTTAAAGTCATCAAATTTATAACGACCAGCAGAGGTTCTTGTAGCAATACTTGAAGACCAACCGCTTCCTGTGCTAAATTTAACCACATTTCCTGAAGTTGCTAATACTCCACTGTTAAAGACCTTAACGCCTAAAATTGCATTTGTACTATTTACTTGGTTGCTATCAAACTTACTACTTCCTGTAAGTCTTCTATAACCTCCCTTTATAC